GACCTGATCCCAGACAAGCGGAACGCCAACCGGGGCACCAAGCGCGGGGGCGAGCTGGTCGCGTCATCACTGCGCGACTATGGCGCCGGTCGTTCCATTCTCCTCGACAAGCACGGGCGGGTTATTGCCGGGAACAAGACGGCGATGCAGGCGGGTAAGGCGGGTTTCGCCGACGTGCTGGTGGTGAAGACGCGCGGCAAGCAACTGGTCGCCGTGCAGCGCATGGATCTGGACCTGGATGTGGACGACGCGGCGAAGGCGCTGGCGATCGCGGACAACAGGACCGGCGAGGTCTCACTGGAATGGGATGCCGAGATTCTCAAGGACATGGCCGGCGAAGTAGACCTTGCCCAGTTCTGGACAAGCGACGAGCTGAGCAAGCTATTCGGCGAGGCCAGCCCGCTGCAGGGGATGACGCAGGAGCAAGGGCTATCCTATCGCGTCATTGTCGAATGCGATGGGGAGAAGCATCAGGCCACGATCATGCAACAGCTTGAGGCCCAGGGGTTGAAATGCCAGCTATTGATTTCGTAGTCGAATCTCAGATCGACCGCACCGTTCGCGTGAAGCAACTAGAAGCAATGTTTGACGTGCCGGCCGCGGAGCGAGCGCGCATCGCGTTCAAAGGCGACTGTCCCGTTGAGACGTTCGACTGGAACGTCGGACTCATCGTCGGTCCCTCGGGCTGCGGTAAGTCGTCCATTCTCTCGCGGCTGTTCGCAGCGCCTGTGCAGCTCACCTGGAAGGCCAAGAGCGTCGTGGATGACTTCGACCCTGCGCACTCCATGCAGGACATTTCGGAGATATGTCAGTCGGTCGGCTTCAACACGATCCCGGCGTGGATGCGACCATACGCGGTCTTATCGAACGGCGAGAAGTTTCGCGTGGAACTGGCGCGGCGTCTGCTGACAAGCGAGGCGCTGATAGCCATGGATGAGTTCACCTCGGTGGTCGATCGCCAGGTGGCGCAGATCGGCGCGCATGCCGTTCAGAAGTATGTGCGTAAGCGTGGCAAGCCGCGGTTCGTGGCGGCGTCGTGTCACTATGACATCCTCGATTGGTTGCAGCCCGATTGGGTGCTGGAGCCAGCGACCATGCACTTTGCGCGGAGGTCACTTCAACGACGGCCACCCATTGACATTGAGATTCGTCGCGTCCGATACGAATACTGGGCCCTCTTCGCGCCGTTTCACTATTTGACGGCGGATCTGAATCACGCTGCAGTCTGCTATTGCCTTTACGCCAACGGGCAGCCTGCCGCGTTCGCCGGCGTTCTGCATCGACCACACCCAAAAGTAAAGAACATCAAGGGGCTCTCGCGTCTCGTAACGCTGCCTGATTGGCAGGGACTGGGGCTGGCGATGATTCTTGCTGAGAAGCTCGGCGCTGCCTATCGCTCGGCTGGATTTCGCTTCCGGACCTACCCGGCGCACCCGGCGCTGATTCGTGCGTTCGGCAAGTGGCCCCAGCACTGGTCACTAGAGAAACGAGCCGGGACATACAGCCCACGCGAGGGGAGAAGCTCGACGTTGCAGAGCCAGGCTTCGGGGGGCGCCCCTGCGCCACTTTCGAGTATGTTGGCGCGCCTATGGAAAGAGCGGAAGCTCAGGAGTTTCTGGCGGCGTAGCTGGCAGCAAGAGGGAGACGGCGTAGAGACCTTGCGCGCCTCTTCGACTGATGGGATGTTCAAGACGGCGGGGGTTGCGCAGCAACCAGTGGTAGTGGCCAGGGTCGGCCCACATCGAAGTGGACGTGCGGATGCAGCCCGTGAGTTCGACCGTCCCAATAATGGCAGAGCGTCTCAGTCTATGCGGGTTCAGCAGAAGCGTTCCGCAGATGTCGGCATCCACCTGTGCCCCAGCGTGAATCGCCAGGAGGCCGCGGTACGGGGTCCCCCAGGTGCGGTTCTCTACATCCTTGCCGAGAGCGAAGATGGCCTCGGCCCAGTGCGCGTGAAGCGTGATGCATTTGCAGAGTGTTTCGGTGCCTGTCACAGAGTTCAGTTTATCTCAGCGGATGGAATCAGGGGGGGTATGGGTTTACGTGGTCCAGCACCGAAGCCGACAGCCGTCCGGAAGCTCGAAGGCAACCCGTCGCGCCGCCCGTTGCCGGAGAATGAGCCGCAGTATGCGCTAGGTGTGCCGACGAGACCAAAGAAGATGAGCCGCCAGGCGAGAGCTGTCTGGGATGAGCTTGTCGGGGAGATGCAGTACACGGGGCTGCTCTGTCATGTCGACCAGCGAGCTCTGTGGCAGCTGGCCGAAGATGAAGCCATTCTCTCCGAGGTCTACTCCGGCATCTGGCAGATGGTCGCTGCACTCGAGAAGAAAGCCCGCGAGGAGAAAAAGAAGATCCCCGGCGGCGCTCTCTTCGCGATTCTGAACATGACCAGCGGCCGGCTTGCCATGAGCGCCATTCGCAGTCTCGCCAACCGCGTCATCATTGAGCGCCGCGAGTTTGGTCTGACTCCCTCGTCGCGCTCGCGCATCGAGAGTAACCCAGACGGGGCACGCGGGATCGTAGACCCGCTTGAGCTGAAGCTGTGTGGGTAGTCGTGAGTACAAGCCAGCCACTTGTTTCTGGTGCAGCGCCGACACGTGGTGCGAGACGCGCGACAACGGCAAGCCGATGTGCCGCGGTTGCAAGGTCGAACGCTTCTACTCAGAGATTCTTTATCCGCCGCTCGGGTATCGCCTACTCGGCTGGCACAGAAAAGTCATCCGAGACATTTTCGGAACCGTGCGGCTGGAAGACGGGGCGCGGCGCTACCAGCGCGGTTACGTCTCGACAGGTAAGCAGAATGGAAAATCGTTTCTCACGGGCGGGTTGCCCCTCTATCACATCACCATGGAAGACGAATTGAACCCAGAAGCCTATGGCGCAGCGGCCGCCAAGGAGCAGGCCGGCATCGTCTTCAAGGCAGCGGCCATGCTGGTGAACGCCAACCCTGATCTTCGCTCGCGGCTGAAGGTTATCCCCAGCACCAAGCGTATCGTGCGGCGTGATGGCGGCGGCATGTATCAGGTGCTCTCAGCGGATGGCGACGTGCAGGACGGCATCAGGCCGAGCCTGCTGATTCGCGATGAGATGCACCGCTGGAGGAGTTCAAAGGCCGAGACGCTGTACGACGTCACGACCAAGGGGCAGATATCTCGCGACGAACCGCTGGACCTTGCAATCACCACAGCGGGCGCTGAGTACGAATCGCCGCTGTGGTTTCAGGAGTATGAGCTTGCTAAGCAGGTGCTGAGCGGCGCCGTCCCCGTGCCTGGCTTCTATGCAGCGATCTGGGAAGCGGACAAGAAAAAGCTCGATGCGGATCCAAACTATTGGAAATCACGAGAGGCGCGCGTCGCCGCAAACCCCAGCCACGAAGACAACGGTGGGTTTCTTAAGGACAGCGCTATCGTCCGCGAGATGGACAAGGCGTTGACTCAGCCGGCTCAGAAGACGAAATATCTTCGCTACCATTTGAACACTCCCATTGCCACGCAGCAGGCTCCCATCATCGACATGTCCAAGTGGCTCGCGTGCGGAGGGGATGTCGATCTGCGCGAGTGGCCAACCTACGATGTGGACTATCTGATCAAAAAGTGGAATCTGCTCGACAAGCCGTGCTGGGTTGGCGTTGACGCGTCATGGACAACCGATATGACCGCGGTCGTGTTCGGCTTTCCACCGTTCGGCGGACTCGCTGCATGGACCTTCCTACCGTTCTTTTGGGTGCCACAAGAGCGGGTCGCGGAGCTTGAGCGCATCTGCCGTCTGCCGTTCTCGGACTGGATTGCCCGCGGCTTTCTTGAGGCCACGCCGGGCAACGGTATCGACCTCCGCGCGGTCAAGGAGCGAATCCGCTGGGGTAGGCAGATGTTTGAGCTGCGCGACCTGGCGTTCGACCGCTGCAACTTTCGCACCGAGGCGATGGAGCTCCTCGACGAGGGCATCAACGCGGTGGAAGTGCAACAGAACTTCATGCAGTTGGGTTACCCTACCAAGTTCATTCTTAGCTCCTACCTTGACCAGAAAATCCGCCACGGCAATAACCCGATCTACAACTGGCACGCTGCCTGTCTGCAGCTTCAATACGACCGAAAGGATAACTGCCAGCCATCGAAGCCCGAGCGCCTCAAGTCATCCAAGCGCATCGACGGACTCGCGGCCACTGTGACCCTTCTCAACCGCGGCCTGGTCGCCGAATCCGACACGATCCCATACACCGGACTCCGGAGCCTAAACTAAGTGTTCCCAGCCATCACGGACGCGGTAAAGAGTGTCGTCAAAGCGGTGCGCGCCGGCATGGGCGACGAAACGCTGGAGCTGGACATCAGTGGTCGCAAGAGCGGCGGCGGCGTTTCCTTTGACGCCGTTAATGCTGGCTGGTACGCACGCAACGGATATCCGGGCATTTACACGATGCTCTCTGGCGGTATGCCAGCCTGGTCGGGAGAGCCTGTCAGCCTGGGGACCGCGCTCAACCATTCGGTCGTGTGGGCATGCAACAGGCTCATAAGCGAAACCCAGGGCGCAACGCCGCTCGCGATGCTCCAGCAGAAGAAGAACGCAAAGGAGCTGGCAACCGATCACCCGATGTTCTCGGCCCTGCGCAACGCGGTCAACGACGAGATGTCCGCGATGAGCTTCAAGGAGACACGTACCAGTCACACGCTGCTTGACGGCAACGGATACGCTCAGATCATCCGGCGCAGCGCCACTGGCACCGCCATTGAGTTACGTGGCTTGGACCCAGGCCAGGTGCGCGTGGACCGCGAGAAGACGGGCCAGCGCAGGCTGGTCTACATCATCAAGGACGGGCTCACCAGCAACGCAACGAACAATGAAACAACGTATGCTCTGACCCCTGGGAAGGCGCAAGACATCCTCCACATCCGCGGGCTTGGGTGGGACGGGTTGCGCGGATATTCCGTCATCACTATGGCCCGGCAGAGCATTGGGACTGCCATCTCAGCAGAACGCAACGTAGCCAGGTTCTACGCGAACGGCGGACGCATACCGTACCTGCTCACCAACGACAAACACTTTGAGAATGACGCCGCCTTTGACAAGTTCCGCGCTGACTGGGAAAAGACATACGCCGAGCCGCATAAGGTACCCATCCTCGAGAACGGACTCAAGTATCAGCAGATCGGCCTGAACGCAGTCGATTCGCAGTTGATCGAAACCCGGCTATTCGACATCCATGAAATCTGCCGTTGGTTTCTGGTGTCCCCGCATCTGGTTGGTGACCTGAGCCGCGCAACCTTTTCCAACATCGAGCAGCTTGCCTTGGAATTCATCAAGGTCACGATGCAATCGTGGTTCACCAGGTGGGAGCAAGACCTGTGGCGCTGCCTCCTAACGCCAGAAGAGAAGGGCCAGGGCTACTACTTCAAGCACAACACTAACGAGCTTTTACGCGGCGACTTCCTGACCCGGATGCAGGGCTACTCAATCATGCTTCAGAACGGTATCGCAAGCGACAACGAGGTGCGCGACCTCGAGGACTGGAATCCGTTCAAGGGCGGCGACGGTCACTACATTCAGCTCAACATGCAGACGGTTCCGCCTGCAGCAGGAGCCGCCACAGCACCAGCAAGCCAAGCACCATCGCTTGTTCGCATCAGCGAGTGATAAATCGTTCCTGTTTAAAAGAGGGGTTTAAAGGGGTAAACAATGGCAGCTAAACAGCAAAAGCGATCCATCCCGGTACAAATCAAGGCGATGGCCGAGGACGGCAGCTTTGAAGGCGACCTCGCAGTCTACAACCAAACTGACCTGGGCGGCGACCTAATCGAGCCCGGAGCCTTTGCCAAGACGATGAAGGAACGCGGCGGCACGGTGCCACTGCTGTGGCAGCACAACGCGGACACGCCAATCGGCTCTCTCACTCTGATCGACAGCCCGACAGCCCTTAAGGTGAAGGGCCAGTTACTACTGGAGCTGCCGGACGCGAAGAAGGCATACATCCTGATCAAGGCCAAGGTCATCAAGGGTCTGTCGATTGGCTACGACACCATCAAGGATTCTGTCGAGAACGGCGTCCGCATGTTGAAAGAGGTACGGCTCTGGGAGGGCAGCATCGTCACGTTCCCAATGAATGAAATGGCCATGATCACATCCGTGAAGCGCGCCGGCGCCGGGGCACCGGAAACCAAAGATGACTTCACCACGGAGCTTGCGCAAATTCAGCTTCAGGACGTCGGCTACCAGATGCGCTACGCATTGTTCCAGGCGCTCGGCTCCGTGACCTGGGCAAGCGGCCTGACGAAGGAGGACAAGGTGGCAGCTTCGCAGACCACCATCGAGCAGTTCCTGGCCGCCTACATGGAGTATCTGCCACAGTATCTGGACTACTTGGCAGCTGAGTACGGCGATATGAGCCTGATGAACAAGCTGCATCATGAAGAGAAAAGCTTTGCACGTATGCTGAGCCGCGGCGTGAAGATGTTCGCGGCCGTCCGGAAGCTAGAGAGCAAGGAGGGCCGCAAGTTTAGCGCGGCCACCAAAAAGAGTTTGGACGAGGCCCACGAACACGTTAAGGGCCTCTCCGATATTTTCGGAGCACTTTTCGATGATGAAGCCGACGACGATACCGACGATACCGAAGACGACACCAACGACACTGACGGTGACGACGACGGTAACAAGGGCGGCGGCACTCCAGCATCGCAAGCCGCAAAGAAAAGCAAGCCCGAGCCGGTAGCAGAAGACCACTCGGCAGCCGAAGCAATCCTCACCAACATGAGGGCGCTCATCCCGAAAGCGTAACCAATTCTGGAAATCCAATAGAAAAGGACTTCGACAATGGAACTAAAAGACCAGCTCACTGCCCTGCAGACAGAGCTGAAAACCTACGTCGACAAGGCTGCCGCTGAGACAAAAGAATTTGGCACCATGGCCCTGTCAACCAAAGAAACCGTAACCAAGATTCAGGCCCAGCTAGACGGGATCGATCTGAAGCTTGCGAACAAGATCATTGCCGATCAGGGCCAGGGACCAACGTTGGCCAAGACCGTCAAGGAGTCTGAGAGCATTCAACGCCTGCTCAAGGACCGTCGTGGCAGCGCCGTTCTGCACCTGAAGGGAAAGGATGTCATGGAGCTGATGGACAAGAAGTCAATCATCAGCGCAACGGTATCCGGCACCTCTGAAGGCGATCCGCTTAACCCAGTTGGAGTCGCAACCACCGGGGTGTTGCAAATCGACCGCACTTCAGGGATCACGGCGGAGGCGCGTCAAGTCCTAATGATTCGGGACTTGCTACCCTCGCGACCGACCACCATGCAGGTGGTGGATTTCGTGAAAGTTAGTCAGCCGCTTTCCCCTGGCTCTCCCGTTCCTGAGGCATCGCTCAAGCCGGAGAACCAACTCACCTTCACTTCGATCAGCGAAAAGGTAAGGCTGATCGCAACCTGGATCCCGGCGACAAAACAGGTGCTTGACGACTTTGTTGAGCTGATGGGATTCATTAAGGCCAGCCTTCCGTACTACATCAATTTGGAGGAAGAGCTTCAGCTTTTAGCAGGTGATGATACCGGTGAAAATCTGCACGGTCTCATCCCGCAGGCATCCACGTATGTTCCAACGTACCTGAATTCAGTCAGGGGTTGGAACTTCATGGACGTCATCGGAACTGCTATCCAGCAGATCAACGCGGCCAAGGAGATCGATCCGACATTCGTTGTGCTCAACACGAACGACTGGTGGACCATCCGTTTGACCAAAGACTCTTTTGGCCGGTACATTCTGGGCGACCCGCAAATCAACGTGCGA